TAGCTACCTTACCCTCTACATCCGCTTTGGAGACCCCAGAGAAGCTCACAGGCTCACCGATAATGTCGATGCAATGCTTCTTAGCTTTACGGAAATAAACCCCTCGGTAGACGATCCGGTCTCCGGTCTGGTAGTGGGGGATAGTTATCATCTTCCCGCCCTCCTGTAAGCCGGTGCGGCATACGTCGGGATGCCGGTGGCCTCCTGTACCTCCCGGACGAACCGGGCCTCGTCGCTCCGGCTGTCGGACAGGTGCAGCAAGTGTATCTCACGCGTCTTCGAGAGATCCCATGCCCTCAGCGTCTCGATGCACTGATCGATGCTCATATGGGTGGAAAAAAGTCGGTCGTTGATGCTGTCGCCCGGATTCATCAGGTCTTTTGCGTAGTTGGCTTCGATGGCAACAATTGTCGGGCTGAAGCCGAACTTGACCGGAGAGTAGAAGCAGTCGATCATGAAGACGCAGGTCTCTTTGCATGCGCCCTGGAAGACGTATCCGTGAGTCAGTGTGTCATGCGGGACCTCGAAGCTCTTGACAGTCATCGTACCGACCGGCTCCTCGCGATGAAACATCAAACCGCCCTGCGGAGGAATCCCTCGCCGAGCGAGCTCTTCTGCGGCGTCTCGATTGAAGTGGTCGCCATGGCTGTGAGAGTAGAAGCACCCGTAGTACTCGCTTGGCGATTTCGGCAGCAGACGCTGGATCTCCTTGTACGGCAGGCCGCATTCGACGATGAGGCTTGTCTGGCCGTCATCCAGCGTGTAGAGGTTCCCGGTCGATCCGGAGGCGTAGGCAGTGAATTGCATGGCACTTAACTTATAAGTTGATTTTGTCAGAGAGGCAGGATTCGAACCTGCATTGAGAGTTCTTGAACGTGTGCACATCTCTCATGGTGGCACGTTTCACCAGCGTCTACCAATTCCGCCACCCTCTGAACCAGCCAGCGCCAACACACTAACGCCGGCAAAAAAAATGGGCCACCAGCGCACTATGCGCTCCCTTCACGATTCCCCAATTGTGAAATTTGGCGGCCCATACTCGTCAGAATCCAGGGCCCGATACATCCGGGCCAGTTGCCTCGCCGGTCTTCACTTCACCGGTCGCAGGGTCCACGTTCGCCGGTACCTGCGCTTCTTCGGAGCTGATCTCTTCGGCGTTGGCGTGGCCGGCGATCTCTATCTTCGCCGCCTCCTCTGCGTCATACTCTTCACTGACAGCCCCAAGCATCTCGGTGGACATGATGCCGTAGCGACGGATCAGCGTCGAGAGCACCGTCTTCGTGCCCATCGCCTCAAAATCTGAGGACCATACGCCCTGCAGTTTTCCTGCCCGCTTGCACTGCTGGTTGTACTTGATTGCGTGAGCCTGCATCTTCTCGACCGTCCAGTACAGGCTCTTGCTGTAGCCATTCGTCAGCTCGATGTAGGCGAAGAAACCGATCACCGTGTCGCTGGTGGCATCACCCTCGATATCGACCTCGCCAGTCAGCTTGGAGACCTTGCGCAGCTCGCCCTCGAATACCGGCCCGGCGTTGATGAACCTGTATGCGCCGGTCCGCTGTGCCAGCTGCACATACCCCTTCCACCCGATCTGGAAGGTCGGAACCCCCTTGAAGGGCACCACCCATGCAAAGCCAAGGGCCTTGCTCAGTGGTAGGTTCAGCGTCGCCGCCTTCATGCACTCCTTTGCAACCGCCGCCGGGTCGCATTGCTGCAGGTAACTGTCCGCACTGAAGACCTCAAGGATGGAGGCGGTAAACAGCTCCGCCTTGTCCTTGAGCGTTCTTTTGATCAGGTCCTGCATTGCCGCCGAGCTTAGGATGTTTTTCATCCGGCCGGCCGGTGAGAGCTGCTTTGAGCTCTGCGTTGTCATTTCTTGTGCCATTACTGTTGCTCCGTTTTGTTGTTATGCCGTCGCTTCTTCCGCCTGCTCGATCTCGACCGTAAGCCCGTCGTGCCCATCAGCGGCAACCAGGCGGATGTACTGCCCTCCGTCTACCGTCGGCAGGTCAAGCGTGATGCCCTCGGCATCGTCGACGAAGACTGGCGCCGTGATACCGTAGTGTCCACTCAATACCTTGATGATCTGCAGACCCGCAACCGCCTTCTGGCCGCGCGATAAGTCGCCGTATGGCACGCCATCACGCAGGACTTCGCAGGTCTCTGCCAGACCACCGTTGATCTGCTCAGCGAACAGCTTGAACGACAGGGGAGCAAACTTAGCGTTGACCGCATCAGTCAGCATCGACACTTTTGCCCGAGTAAACTCCTCGGCCAGCATGATCTCTTTGTCGATCTTGTCCAGCTCGGCGCCGAGCCGCTTCTGGTCCGCCTTGAGCTCCGTGATGCGCTTCTCGGCTGCGGCCGCAACTTTCTGCCGCTCTGCAACTGCGTCGTACTGCTTGATACTTGCCTCGATCTCAGCGATCTGCGCGTCTACCTTGCTGCTGTCAGTCGTGACCATCTTTGCGATGTCGTCCTCGATGCCGGCGATGAGGTCCTGTATCATCTCGTGATCTGGCGCTTCAGGCATAACAATGGCGTCTGCAGCCTCCTGCGCTTCCTCCTGCTCATCGACGATTCCAGCGTGCTCAGCCTCTCGCAGTACGATCTCGGCCTTCAGCTTCTCGATCTCAGCTTTGTTGGCAGTTCCGGTCTCCTGTATCTTTTTCATCTCTTCGGCCTTCCGCTCCATGAATTTTGCCCGGATCTCTTCGGCTTGGTCCACCGGAAGGTCTTGGCCGCAGGTTACGCATATAGCTTCCGGAGCCGTCCAAGAGTCCCGCTCGGCCCAGTCGGACCTAAGCCTTGCGTTCGTCTGCTCCAAAACGCTTATCTGCGCATGGCACTGGGTGATGATTCCCTCGATTCGCTTGAGGCTGACGCCGAACTGTTCGACGCGAGCCATCCCATTCGCCCGTTCAGCCTGTGCCTTCCGTACCGACTCGTGATATACCTGGTCTTCTTTTGACATCTTCTCCTTCAGCCTCAGCACCTGCTCCCGTGCGTCGGTAGTGTCGCCGGCAAGTAGCGCGGCCCGTTCCTGCTGAGCTTTCTTCAGGTCGCCCTGCAGCTCTCCATACGACCGAGCCGTTTTCGGCGGCACCATCTCGCTTGCTTCCGGCACCGTGCGGCTCACTTCGTCGATGCGGGGCGTGATGCCGTCCACTTCCGCCCCAACCCTCTTGCGGTCGGCCTTGAGCACCTTGATGTGGTCGATCAGTGTTCGGCCGGAAGGGATTGATAGTTGCAGTGGAAGCAGTTTCGGGTGGCCGGCGAAAACATCCTCGTCCGTCACATCGCCGGCCACATCAAGCAGTACCGTCCTGCGGTCCTGCCATTTCATGGCATTGAAAAATGTGGTGCTGGTCAGCATGCGGAAAATCTGCTCCGGCGCGATGCCGCTGATGACCTCGTCGTACTCTTTCTTGCTTTTCGGAACTCCGTCGATCGTGTACGCCGTCTCATGCCCGGCGAACTCCTGCGCGCTCTGACCACGCTTCTTGACCCACTTCTCCACGAGCGTCTTCTTGAGGGTGAGCGTCGAATCTTGACTGTATATCGTACCCTCTGACTCAGGAGAGCTGCCAATGATCCTGAGCGCCGCCTCTACCTCGTGCTCAAGGTTGTGCAGCTCCTGCCCGTCGGAACCGGTCGGTTTGACCCCGAATTTCGATTCACCTGCTGCGTTTTTGTCGAAGAGCAACCACACCAACCCATCCGCCAGGGTGCTCTTGCCAGCACCGTTTCGCCCTGTGACAGTCGCGTTCTGCCCGTCGATGTCGAGCTCGAAGCTCTCCACCCCCTTAAAATTCTTGAGCCTGAGGCTCAGTAGCTTGATGTCCATCGCTTTCGCTCCGTTTTTGAGTTATGAGTTCTGATAAGAAATTCCCGAGGCTGACTGCCGTATGCCGGCACCACTCGTCCGCCTCAGCTGCCGCCGCCTGATACATCTCGATGTCGTGCTCGATGTCAGGGCCCGTCTCTCCCGCACTGATACGATCCGACAGGGCTCTTGCGAGTCCTGCCAGAATCTCGATGCTGTGGGGCATGGTTCGCTCCGTTTTTCATGGGGGTACTGCCGTTTTAAGAGTTGAGTTGCTGTGCTACTACAGCTATAGCGCACGCGAGCAGTCCGATGCCGGCCGCTATCGCGATGAGCGCAGTATCACTGCCGTTGACGGCGGTCTCATAGACACCGCCGAAGCAGATGATGGTTGATATGATTGCGAGATGTCTCATGCTGCGCACTCCTTTCTCTTTGCTTCATTTCGGATGTCTTCGTAGATGTCCTGGTACTGCTGGAACTCCCGCGCAAAAGCCGCCTTGATCCGAGCTCTGTTCTCGGGGTCGGCCAGCTTGTAGGTGACGATCAGTGACCGGACGAAGCTGCCGCCGATCACCGCCATCAACTCTATGGCGCTCTCACACTCGATGGGCTTGCTCATGCTTCCTCCTGGTTATAGATTGCTGGCATGTGCCCATCATAGACGATAGCTGAACCGCTGTGCAGGTATCCGCCTATCTCGTAGTGGCGAGTCTTGCCGCCAAAAAGGCAGTGGGCAGCCGTTCCGATCGCGTGCATTATTCTTCTCATTGTTCGCTCCGTTTTTTTGGTTGTTTAAACTGCTTTCCGTCTTGCATCCCGAGGTGACCGCATGAAGTCATCTACATCCGCCTTGCGGAAGTAGTAGACGCCGTTGATCTGGCGGCCAAGTATTGATCCCTCTCGGAAGAGCTTGACGACGGTCTTGCTGCTCTTGCCAAGGATCTCGCAGACTTCGCTCATCGATAGAGACCGGTCCTGCATCTCGGCAATTCGGCGCCGGAGTATCTCTATCTCGGTCATAAGCCGTTCGAAATGCGGCTCAACTCGGCAGAGTACTGCCTGTGCGATCTGCTCCTCCATCGTCATGTCTGAACCTCCTTCGATCGGTTATTGATCGCGGTCTTGATGCGCGATACTTCCCGCGCCCGGGCAGACACCTGTGCGTCAAATCGAGACAAAACGTCTAAGATGACGCGCATCACCTTCACGTCATCTCGCTGGCTTCTCATCTGCAGCGCACTCTTCGTTACACCAGACTCCTCCGGAAACCGCTTCCGATATGCTTCAGTGATGTCGCGCCAGCCTCCGCGATATACTTTTCTTTTTCTCATAGTTTTTGGCTCGGTTTGTGCTGAACTATTTCGCTTGATTCGCCGTTTGCTCGGTACTATCATTCCGTGAATGAATCGTTATTAATTTAGGCAAAGTGACTTTATCATGCAAGACAAANCGTACAACCTCGAAGAAATATTTCTTCGGGTCGAAGCAGTCAGGATTGACCGGGGTTTTCAGTCGATGTCTGCTCTTGACAGGGAGATTGGGGCGCAGAATGCCCTGGGGCAATACTTTCGACCTGCTGAGAAGCCGAAGCGGAATGTCGTCACACTTGCAGACAAAATGTCTAATCGGCTCGGTGTGAACCGAGATTGGCTTCTGACCGGTTCTGGTCCGATGTACCTTAAGGACGTTACCGGCAGGGATGAGGAGGCGCTTAAGTACGAGAGGGTCGGGCGGATGCTTGACGCTTTACTGCGGGAGCTGTACGGTGAATCCTGTCCGATATGCGGGGAGGGGCTGAAAAAGCCCGACGGTGAGCCGGGCTTATAGTAATATGGTTCGACCTGTCACACACCCTTGACGATGCGCAGGTCTGGCGCATCCGGGTGAGCATCGGTCTTGACTGCGCCAGCTGCGTGCCGGAGAGTGGAGCCGAGGACTTCGGCGTAGATCTCTGTCGAGCGGATTGTGCTGTGGCCGAGCATCCGGCTGACGGTTTTGAGATCGATGCCGGAGGCAAGCGCAAGGGTGGCATAGGTGTGTCGGCCGACGTGGAAGTGGACGCGCTTTGTGATGCCGGCGGCAGAAGCCCATCGCTTGATGACGTTGTTCGCCTGAGCTGACTGCAGCATCTGCGGGAAGACGAGTCCGTCCGGCCTCCTTGAGCCCATCCATCGGATCGTGTCGGCATGTAGCGGGATCGATAGGAGCTTCGAGGTCTTGCTTTGTCGGACGCGGATCTCAAGCCCGCTCGGAGTGTCGTGGACCTGGTCCCACTTGAGAGTCACGATGTCGCTCCATCGCAACCCAGTCAAGCAGGAGAGAGCGAATGCTGATCGGACGGACTTGTTTTTTATCGGCGTAGCAAGGAGCCTGTTGAGCTCGTGCTGTTCAAGGAAGACGATCTGCGCATGTACCGCCTTGATCGTCCCGATCTTGCCGGTTATATCCTCCGGCATATAGCCCTCTTGGGACGCCGATCGCAAAAGGCTTCGGAAGTGCCCGAAGAACACCGACGCCGACGACGACGCAAGCGATGATGACTCCAGGTGCAGGCGAAAAGCGACAGCATCGCGGACGGTGATCCTTGGTAGGGGAGTCCTGTCGATGCCAGCAGAGATGATGTAGCGGATGAGCTGCTCCCAGTTTCCCCGGGTTTTCGGTTTCTTCCTTCGCTCCATCAGTTCCACGGCGTAGTCTCCCACGGTACGGTCTACATCTCTTTTCGTGGGCAGCACTCCCTTAAGAAGATCGATGTACGCCGCAGATCTCCGGGCCTCAGCTATCTGCATGACCTGCGCTTTCTCGTCGCGCTCCGTTGCGCTTCTTGGTCTCTCCGGGACGGCCATGCCAAGAGATACTTTGACACGGCGGGATCCGCCGAGACTGTAGTCGAGATAGAGGGAGACTCGACCGCCCGAGATTTTCCGCTGGATGATACTTACGTTCATTTTCGTGGGACGGATATGGGACGGAAAGTGATCAAAATACTACCAAAAAGGTAAGAAATTGCTGGTATATTTCCTCACAGAAAAGGCTGAAAAAGCCCATGAATGCTGATAAGTTATGAAATGTCTGGAACTTGTCGTACTTTATGGCAGAAAGTGATGGCGCTTAGCGGGGTCCTTATTTGGTGCGCCTTTTCAGGCATCACTGAAAATCGCGGGACAGCGGTGGGACGGAAAGTGCCAAAAAAAAAGGCCCCCGACGAAGCGAGGGCCGATAGAGCCAAGGAAAACGGTGCGAATGAAAACCCTGGCGCTTAGTGTGCAGTATACGAAAACCCTGTCATTTTTTCCCGATTCCGGAGACGGCTTTCGCCATCGCTTCAGTTTTATCTGCCGACCCCTGCGAGCTCCCGAAGAAGTACCCGACGACCTGTTGGCTGTTGGCTGCTACATAGCCGATAATCGTCCCGATCAGGACCTCGGAAACCGTTCCGGGGACGTATCCGCCGAGGACCGCGTAAACCGTCGCGGCGAACGAACAGAGGATCACGATCCCGAGCCAGAACACATTCTGGTTACTTCCGAACGTATGCCGCGCATCGGAAGTATCCGCAATGAAGGCTTTCGTAAGGTCGACGTCGAGCTCCTTCATCTTCGATGCGAACTCGTGTTCCGCCTTCTTGATTTCGATTAGCTGCTCAGGCGTCGCCTTCGCAATAACTGCCGCGACTTCCTGCTCCGTCGCATCGCCACCGAGCCCCAAAGCTGAAGCCAGCGCACCGACAGCAGTGCCGGCCAGCGGACCTCCGATTGCTTTGGCGATGGTCGGCGCGACACTGCCGATCGTCCCTAAGATTGATTTCAGCGTGATTGCCATGATTACTTGCCTCCCGCGTATTTTCTTGCGTAAGCCAGCACCGCCTCGGCGTGAAGGTCCGCCACGGCCTCCCGGCCTTCATCCGACATAATGAACCGGCAGTCTTTTTCGCGATCCATGAACAGATTCTCCGTCAGCACCGCCGGACAGTTCGTTTTCGGCAGGATCGAGACCGCGTTCGTCTCTTTGTCTCCGTCACCGTCCGCCATATCCTTTCGCACAGGGAACCCCACAAGGTACTTCGGAGACAGATCGCAGAAGATTTCCGCCAGGTCGTCGGATCGCGTTTTCCCGATCGACGTCAGCACCTCAAACCCTGTCCCTCCGCCTGCATTTGCGTGCACCGAAACAAGCACGCACTGGCCGCCGGCCCTGTTCGCCGCCGCAACGATCCGGTTGCACCGGATAATTCGATGCGTGATACTCACGTCGCCTGTTTCCGGAACGAGCCTCAACGACACGACACCGGCCCTCGTCAGCTTATCATGCACCCGCTTCACGACATCCCGATTGAACTCCCACTCGAAGAGTTGCGTGCCATTTTCCCATACGGGAGACCGCTTTCCGGCCGTGTCTTTTCCGTGCCCATTATCCAGTATTACTGTTAAAGGCCTCATGCTTCACCCTCGTCTATGTTTCGGCCAGAGTTAAGCAGGGACTTGCCCTCAGCCCACACTTTGAAAGCCTGTGCGAGGTAAAGTGCGAGGCGCCCGATGGCAATAAGCAAGCCGGCGAAAGCGGCTATCATCGCCGATGCATCAACATGGACGCCGATACTCTGAGCCCCGATAACGAGAAGGCTGACAGCCATAACTGTGCCGTCGAGGGCGTGGCCGATAGTCGGGATGAGGCGGTGAGGCATGGGGGTGCCGGTTCTAATTGGTTAATGGATTATGTGGCGCATCAGTCGGGTTTTTCGTCCTGCCATACGGCATCGGCGACCCATATTGNGCGCTCTTCGCCACTCATGNCATCAGTGACACTCTGCTGCTTCGCGTTTGTGAAGACGTACCAGCCGCCTTCGTGCGGGATGCTTGCCGGTGGCTCGTTGTCAAAA